TTTTCAGTTAAATTAACTGAGTCAAATATAGATAAACAACGCTCTTGTATTCGTTTATTTATCGGCTCATATTCTTTATCGTTATCAATACTTGATTCTGACATTATGATTCACCTTCTACAGTAAGGGGTTTAATGTTGGTGCATTCATCTAAATCGTAATCTCCATAAGGAGTATACATTCTACGGTTTGTTCCACGAAATACACCGTTAACCGTTTCTATCTTGTTGGGTAGCGTGGCTTTGAATTGGTACGCTTCACCATCTACTAGCTCTATAGGTGGGGTTAGTGGTTTGAATATTACGCCTTGCAATCCAAATGAAGCCTCTCTATTTTTATCAAACCAAAATCCAACAGTGTAAACCTTGCCTATGAAATCTACTCGATATTTAAACCAAACTTCTTCACCTAAAGACATTAAACACTCCATACCTACTAACGGCAATACGCCTGCATCAGCCATTGATTGCGTGTAAATAGGTGATGTAACTGGCTTATCAAGGTTAAGGTTATTGCTTTCTTTCCATATAATTAATTTTAATGGGTCACCTATTAACATGTCTATGCATTTATTGTATTCCTCGATAGTGCAAATAATAGGGTTTGAGCCAATATCTGAGGCGTAAACACTGTAAGGGCTGTTGCTAAGGTTGCTATATACAATGTGTGTATGGTGCTCTTCATGCTTTCCACTTACAAAGTAAGAGCCGCCATAATATTCTACTGTATCAATAATATTCATGTTATTTACCCGTCCTATTAGCTGGTTTATAAAATACTTCAGTGGTGTTGTTAGATGTAATCATTAATCTTCTCCTAACGCGATAAACTCGCTTACTTTCATGTTAAAGAATAACGCGCACTTTACAATAAAACCTATTGGTGCTTGCTTGACACTATTTTCTATAGCTGACACATAAGAACGGGTAACATTAATGCCGGCAGCTAGTTTGATTTGCTTCGTGTCATTCATCTTGTAAGCTTTTTCTAATGATTCTGGGATATTCATAAATTCACCTTTTATTTAAGTTGAACTAATAGTAACCGACAACTCAAAATAAGTAAACAAATATATCAATAAAAGGTTGACGTAATAAATCACTGTGCTAAAGTTAAGGTCACTTAGATAAAGCGCCTGTCGAAGTCGATTAGATGGAGGGCGAGGTTTAGAGTCGGAGCTTAGGTGTTGATAACTGCTAAACATAACTGAGGGTTTATATCATGGACTAACTACACGGCCCCTTAATTGGGGTTTCTGGGTAGAAGAGTAAGCAACTAACAGTGAGAGAGATTATGAAAATTGTAAATTTGAACGGTGATAAAATTAAAGCGTGTTTTTCTTTTGTTCAAGGTAATTGTGAAATCAGTGTTTCAACTATTTTTAACGAGGACAATCCAGTAGTGGCGGTTTTTGATAAGGGTAATGGTGCGTTGCTACAGGATAGTTTTTACACTATCGGTAGCGCTATTTCATGGGTTGACAGCTTTGGTCCTCGTGATTAATTATTAGAATATAACTAAATATAAGTGAGAGATTATGACTGAATGGCTAACGATTAACATTAACCCGCCTAAGTTAGGTAAACCTATCGCGGTAAGAACTGCTGATTTTTTAGGGTTCGGGCGTTCATTCGATATTTTAGAGTTTGATTCTAGTGTGATGAATCAAGATGAATTCGCTAGTTACCTTGAGGCGCAGAATTTTATTGAATGGCTGGAGCTACCAGAATGAATAATTACCACGACCAATCAACAAACGAGCCGGTAGAGTGTAAACGCTGTTTTGCTCCACTAGATGAAGATTTAGAGTGCAAGCCTTGCGAGTACCAAGCCGATGCAAATGCAGACCATATAACGGAGAATCAATAATGAATTTACGTGAATTAACAAATGACCAAGACGCTATTTTGGCACAAGTGGAAAGTGGTGATTTTTCTCTTGATGAAGTAAGTGATCATTTAGAGTTGCTTGATGACGAGAGAAAACAGAAGATTGAAAACTATTTACATGTAATTAACCGATTAACCGCTGATGTTGTGGTTGTTACTGCTGAGCTAGACAGGCTTAACGATATCGAAAAAGCAAAAGCAAAAGCGCTAAAACGAACTAAAGATTGGCTACTTATGAGTATGAAAGACGGCGAAAAGCATGAGTTTGATTTATTCAAGGTTAGCCGTGTAAAAGGCCGCGAAGTACTAAGCGTCACTGATGATAAAAAAGTACCGATGAAGTTCATGGTTAACAAGCCTGAATCATGGAGTGTCGATAAGCGCTTACTATTAATAGAAATGAAAAAGGGCTTTACTTGTGCTGGCGCTGAAATTTCAACGGGCAATCCAAGTCTAAGGATTAAATAATGGGTATTCCAGTATTGATACTAGGTGAGAGTGGTTGCGGTAAATCAACAAGCATCCGCAATCTACATCCTGATGACACGGTAATTGTTCAGCCGGTAAAGAAGCGCCTACCATTTCGTAATAAATTTACTGATATGACAAAAAAAGGTGGGCAAATAAAAGCTACTGACAACGCCGAGATGATATGCAAACTAATTACCGGCGCAGCTAAAGCTGGAAAGAATGTTTTTATCATTGATGACTTTCAATATGTAATGGCTAATGAGTTCATGCGCCGTAGTAAAGAGAAGTCATACGATAAGTTTAACGACATAGGTTTTAACGCTTGGTCAATCATAAATCACGCACAAGCGGTTAGCGGCGATATGCGTATATATTTTATGTCACACGTTGAAACTGATATGGCTGGCAAAACGAAAATAAAAACAATCGGAAAAATGCTCGATGAAAAAATAACACTTGAAGGCATGTTCACAATAGTCTTAGGTGCTGGCGTTAGCGATGGTAAGTATACATTCTCAACGCAGAACAACGGAAGCAACACGGTTAAAAGCCCTATGGATATGTTTAGCGATATGCACATAGATAATGATTTACAAATGATTGATAACACAATAGTTGAATACTACACTCTGGAGAAATAGAAAATGAAAGTAATGCTAGATTTAGAAACAATGGGTAATAGCTCAAACTCAGCAATGATCGCCATAGGTGCTGTATCGTTTGATGATGATAAAGTGGTAGATAGGTTTTATACAGAAATAAACCTACAGAGCGCTATTGATGCTGGTGGTTGGCTGGATGGTTCAACTATTATGTGGTGGATGAAGCAGAGCGATGAAGCAAGGTCTGCCTTTAAAGATAACGATAACGCACCAAAATTAATTGATGCTTTGAATACTTTTAACCAGTGGCTTATATCTGTTGGCGTGGGTGAGGTGTGGGGTAATGGTGCAATGTTTGACAATGCAATTCTCGGTAACGCATATAAACGATGTGGCTTAATTGTCCCTTGGAAGTTTTGGAATGATATGTGTTATCGGACAGTGAAAGGAATGAATAAGCATATAAAGCTTGAGCGTGTTGGTACTTATCATAACGCCGTTGACGATGCAGAAAGCCAAGCATTACACTTAATTAATATCTTAAACTCTAAATAAAGGAAAATATAAAAATGAATAAATTTAATTACAACGAAGAATTAGCATCGCAAATCGGCGGCGGTCAATATGTTACAAAATCTGGTGGTTATGATTTTAAAGTGGTTCGCGCTCAGTTCACCAAAAGCCCTAATAATAACGCTGAGTTTCTAGAATTTGATTTTGAAACGCGCGAAGGCTTAAAGCTTAATTATGTATCTATCAACTTCACCAAGGGTGATGGAAATCCTAATGAATTTGGCAATAAAATGATTAATGCAATCATGGGTGCTATGGGTGTTCAAAATTTGACGCTTGGTAATGATGGTAATTGCCCTGAATTATTCAACAAAGGTTTAAAGGGCGTTGTTCAGCGCGTTGATTACACCAAGCAATCAGGTGAAAAAGCAGGGCAAGACGGATATAAGTTTGAATTTAAATTACCTGCAAATATCAATACAGGTAAAACGGTAAAAGAAACCACAACAAACAGCCCTGCAACAGCGTTTGATCAATACGCTGGCTCAATCGAAGATAAAGACGAGCGCACACAGCCTCAAGCGGGCGGGTTTAGCAATCAAGGTCAGCAACAAAAGCCAGTAGGTAGTTTTGCTGAAACACATCCAAATAATAACGTTGATTTTGATGATGACATCCCATTCGCTCCAATCGGATTAGCACATAATAATTCATTGATTCACGTGATTTAACAGTAACTAAACTAATAAGCCTCTTAGGGGTAAGGAGAATGTATTGAAAAAACTAGCAAAGAGCCGACTAACAGATAAACATTGCTGTAAATGCGACACTTTGTTAGTTAGTAACACATTAAGATACATTAACGGAGGTATGCACGAATGCGCTGTATGCCCACCAAAGCCAGATGAAGATGATCAGTTCTGGCAATGGTTAATCAATAAAGTAGGGTAAAGATTATGAAAGTAAAAATAGCAAAGTGGTGTTTAGATAATGATCATGCCGTAACTGTTATATTTGTTTTACTTATGTGTTCACTGGTATTTGTGCTTAGCTTTATTGTATGTGCAGTAATTGAATATAATAACTGTAATGGTATATTGAGCTTTATTGGGTACGATTTTACAGAGATGATTGATTTTGGTGTGTTTAGATCTCCAGCGATAACACCAGTATTCGAATGCACACAAGTAAACTAACTACAATAGACGGTAAGCTTCCGCTTATCGTCATTAATAACCTATCACATTTGATAATACGGAGAGATAAGATGCCAGAACCAGATTACAAGTTTGTTGATTCAAAGATTGAATACATGAAAACCAATACCGGTGAAATATTCATCCAGGTAGATCCCGCTAAAGATTTATGGGCAGAAATACACACTGCTGATATTGAGTTTATGGCAAAGCACAAGGAGAAAGGTGATGACAGTAAGAACTGAAAACTTTAACTTGCAAAGCGATCCTAAATTAGCTTGTACTTGTGGTCATCCTAAGTGTGATAAGCGCACAGTAAGCCAAGAGCATTTAAATCGAGCTCAACTGGTTCGTGATGATGCTATGCGAGGGTTAACGGTAACTTCAGGCGGAAGATGCCTTTATCATGAAGACGAAATCAATCGACAAACACCGGCAGACCATCAAAAACGAATAGGTATTGATATTGCTGTAGCTGGTGGACTTGAAAGAGGGCAGATAGTAAAGTTAGGATTGAAGCATGGGTTTAACGCAATAGGTATTGCTAAAACATTCATTCATCTTGGTTACCGTGAAGGCGAGCCATTAGTTATCTGGACATATTAATTATGTATAGAGTTAAAAAAGCAAACGGCTGGAATAAATACAAAGTACAAAAGCGCTTTATGTTTATCTTTTGGTTTAGCCCTACTAAAGATGTTTATGATTCTAGAGGGCAGGCTGAATACTGGTGTAATCAATTAAACTGCCTTTATGAATTGGAGCGTTTATTATGAACCCATTAGCACTATTAGACTTCGGGTCAACACTGTTAGATAAGTTTTTCCCCGACAAAGGTGACGCAGAAAAGGCAAAGATAAAACTCCTTGAAATGCAAATGAATGGTGAGCTATCTAAATTACAAATTAGCGCTGGTATTATTACAGCAGAAGCAAAGAGCGAGCACTTTTTAGTTGCAGCTTGGCGCCCTATTACGATGCTGGTGTTTGTTTTTATCATAGCCAACAACTATATTATTTATCCATACCTATCATTATTCTTTGAAGCGGCGCCTAAATTAGACTTGCCGCCGGATATGTGGGATTTATTAAAAATCGGTATTGGCGGCTATACCGTAGGGCGAACTATTGAGAAATCAGTTAAGACTTACAAAGAGAAGTGATATAATTACGAGGCATAACGCATTAATAATTGGAGTAAAATTATGTTAATCAACACCATGACAACAAACCAGCCGCCACGCGATCCGCCACCACCACCTAAAGAAGAAAAGTAGGTTGTAATGCCTTGTAATAGACATATTAAATGTTAACTATTATTATAACAGCGATCTATATGGTCGCTTTCCTACTCAACAGGCGCGCAGGACCGTTATTGATAACATTCCTGTGTGCTGAATATGTAGGATGGGCAACTATATTTTCTTGGTCTGAAGATGTTTATTACGGGATGCTAACCCATTTAATGTGGGGTATGATTTACGCATCTTATTTATTATTATGCAAACCAAACGATAAATTATTAAAACTATGTGGCGCAATGGTTTTATTTCAGTTAATTATGAGCGTTGATTGCTGGAGTTGCGACGGTGATAAAACATATCTGTTTATTTCTTACAAGTACATTCTTGTTGTTATTCATTGTTGTATCGTTTCTACATTTATTCAAAGGCGAAGAATTATCTCCATTCTGGGCTATATCACTTCAGCTTTTCGGGCTGTCAGCACTAACTATGGTTTTAATGTGGGTTTTTGGTATAATCAGACTATCAATCACAAACCGTAAAAGTACAAAAGATGGCTAACGACGACCTAACAGACATTAAAATAGCACTCGCAACACTTGAGCAGAGTAATATTGCAACCGCTGAAGCGTCGCGCCAAAACACAAAGTCCCACACAGAGTTAAACATTCAAATAACTGAATTGGTCGGGACAATAAAAGAATCGAATGTAAAATATGACTTAATGATTGAAGGGTCAGTTGCCACAGCTAACGCAACAAGTGAAGCGTTAAATAAACACCTAGAGTATGCGTCACCGATACTGCTAAGGTCTAAAAAGAGCCAGGACAATGTTGATTTTATGGTGAAAGGTATATTTAGCAAGATAGGGTGGGTGTTAATGGCGTTGTTAGCCGTTGGCGTATCTGTTTATTTCGGTATAGACCCATCATCAATTAAAGTTAAATAATTAACAACAAAGCGTATTACAGTGTAATAACAAATAAAGGTTACCCAATGGATAATTTAAACCTGAACTTAAACGAGATAGGCTCAACCATTCGCGTTAACCTGGGTTATGACATAACCGCATCAACTCCTACTTTGATTCTGCAACCTGAAATCGGCATCACTAAAGAAATAACAACAGGTGTAACAATCCCTAATGTGCAAGTAGTAACCGACCTTGAAACATTCGAAGCCGGTGAGTATATCGAATATAATACTATTGATGGTGATTTAGATTACGTGGGCAGATGGAGAAAGAAAGCTAAACTTAATTTTTCATCTAGTGACATTCAACAGAACGACTTTCAAAAGTTTAGGGTGTTAGCGTAATGAGTAAGCTAACAAGTAAACAAGCTCTTTTTTGTAAAGAATACTTGATTGACTTGAACGCGACCCAAGCAGCTATCAGGGCTGGCTATTCAAAGAACACAGCTTGTGCTATTGGCACTGAAAACCTAAGAAAACCTAATATTGCCCTATTTATACAAGCGGCAATGGCTGAACGCAGCGAATCCACTGGTATAACGGCTGATTACGTCCTTAACGGCATCAAAGAGTTAACCGACACGCTATCGCAAGGTGAAGACCCTAAAAGCGCTTATAAAGGCTATGAGTTGCTCGGTAAGCATTTAGCTTTATTCTCAGATAAAGTTGATCACACTAGTTCAGATGGTTCAATGGCAACAGACGGGCTAACCAAAGAAGATCGGCAAGCAAGAATACAAGCTTTACTAGCTAAGCAGAAATAGCTTTATATCCACGGTGAGAGAAGTTAACAATAGCATTGAAAACAAAAGGGTTTTTAAATAGTGAATTTAGCGCAGCAACTAACCGAAACTGAAGAAATCGAGTTGTTAACGCTGCTCGAACAAGAAGATACTTACCAAAAATCCATCCTTTATAAAACTGTATACGATTCCTTTTACCCCTGGCAGAAAGAATTTGCCGCGGCTACCAAAGAATATTTCGAATGCTGCCTTTGTGCTGCCAACCAAATAGGTAAGACTTACACTGGCACAGATTTGGATGCGCTTCATTTGCTTGGTGATTACCCTGATAATTACGAAGGGCATAGATTCGACTTTCCGCCCCTTTGCTGGTTACTTGGTTACTCAATGGAGAAAACACGCGACCTATTGCAAACCGCTTTATTTGGTAAAATGATAAACGGAAAGTTTGAGGGTGGGCTTATTCCTGCTGACAAAATACTAAACCATGAGAGTTCAGGCGGTACAGTCAACGCCATGAGAACGGTTAGAGTTAAGCATAAGCTTGGTGTTTCAAGTGTTCAGTTCTGGTCATACGCTCAAGGGCAGCACGCTATCATGGGTGATGTTGTTGATTGGTTTCATGTTGATGAAGAGCCGAGAGATCAAAAGATTAGGCCACAACTGTTAACCCGTACAATTAACGGCGACAAAGGTCGTGGCGGTAGGGGTATTTACACGTTTACTCCTGAAAACGGTCGCACTGATTTAGTTATTCAATTCATGGACGACCCTAGTGCAGACCAATTCTTTATGATGAAAGGTTGGAAGGATGCGCCACATATAAGCCCTGAGAAGTCAGAGCGCCTATTAGCTAGCTATCCAGCACATCAGCGGGATATGAGATCAAAAGGTACACCAATGCTAGGCCATGGTCGCATATATGACTTGAGTGAAGAATTCTTAACTTGTGATGCCTTTCCTATCCCTAAACATTTTTATGTTATTAACGGTATGGATTTCGGGTGGGACCATCCTCAAGCGCATATTCAGTTAGTATGGGACCGTGATAGTGATATATTCTATGTGACCAAGGCTCAGAAAATGCGCAAGACTTCACCTAATGAAGCATGGGGAACTGTTAAGTGCTGGGCTGAAGGCATCCCGACATCATGGCCTCTTGATGGTTTGCAAACTGAGAAAGGTTCAGGCAAGCAGCAAATGCAATACTACACTGAAGCAGGCTTTAATATGTTAGACGAGCGCGCAACATGGGAAGATGGCGGTAACGGTGTTGAGGCTGGGCTTTATGAAATACGTGACTTAATGAGCAAAGGTAAGTTTAAAATATTTGCAGGGCTAAGAGATTTACTCGATGAGGTGCTTCAACACCATCGTGACGAGAAGGGTAAAATAGTCAAGACAATGGATGATTTACTTGATGCTATTCGTTACGCTTATATGATGAGGCGCGAAGCTGTGCCATTTGGTGATATACTGAACGGAACAACACAAGATATTAACTTTGATTCGGAATGGTAACAATGGCTAAACAAGACGAAAAACTTCACGCTCTCGCAATCAAGCGATTTGAGCGTATAGAAAACAAAGAACGCGACCAGCGCAAATTAGCCGTTGAAGATATTAAATTTGCACAAACTGAAGATGGACAATGGGACGAGGGCGCGAAAGAAAAACGCAAGAACCGTCCTCGTTTCACAATTAACCGTGTTGCCGGTGCTGTTGATCAACTAATTGGTGATCAACGTCAAAACCGCACTAACATTAAAATAAGACCGGTATCAGGTGGCGCTACTGAAGATGTAGCCAAAACACTTACCGGCTTAATCCGTAACATTGAAAGCAACAGTAAAGCTAATAACGCTTATGACACCGCATTCGATGAAGTGGTTAACGGTGGTTTTGGTGGTTGGCGTGTCACTACTGAGTTCAGCGATGATGATGCGTTTGACCAGGATATAAAGATTAAGGCTTTGAACACTGCTACAACTTCACTATGGTTTGATGATGCAGCAACGGAATATGATAAGCGCGATGCAATGTTTGCATTCGTTACTGTTGATATGCCAAAAGAAGAGCATAAGGAGCGCTTTAAAGGTTCACCAATGAGCGAATGGAGCCAAGAACAATATAACGCTTCATCATGCCAAAGTTGGTTTAGAGAAGATTCTGTTCGGGTTGCTGAGTACTGGGTTAAAACACAGATAACCAGAAACCTTGCTTTACTATCTGATGGTCGTGTTATTGATAGCGATGAAGAAAAATCTGTCATGGATGAGTTATCAGCCAAAGGCGTTACAGTTAAAAAGACTCGCTCAGTTAAAAGTCACAAGATTGAAATGTACCTGTTAGATGGTAGCGGTATATTAGAAGGACCGAAAGCATGGGCGGGTAAATTCATCCCGTTAATTCCTATGTACGGGCGTCAAAGTCATATCGAAGGGCAGACTTATACCCGAGGCATTGTGCGCTTCGCTAAAGATCCCGCACGTATTTACAACTATGAAACATCTTCCATTGTTGAGACTAACGCCTTAACACCTAAAGACCCGTTATGGTACACGCCGGCACAAGCTAAAGGTCACGAGTCAAAATACCGTAACTTTGCTACGCAGAATAGCCCATTCATGCCATACAATCCTGACCAAAAAACAGGAGGTGGTCCACCTATTCGCGGAGGTGCGCCAGCGGTTCAATCAGCTAGTTTACAGATACTCCAACAGACAAGTATGGATTTATACCACGTTACCGGTATGCAACCACCTTCAATCGGTGTTAATCCTGAGCTTAAATCAGGCAAGGCGATTATTGCACAGGAAAAACAGGGTGATAGAGGCTCGTTTATCTTTACTGACAACCTGTCTAAGTCGATTGATTATTGTGGTGAAATACTTGTTGATTTAATTCCTCGCATTTATGACACGGCGCGCCAGGTTCGCATCATGCAACAGGATGGCGAAACCGAAAACGTTGAAATTAACACCGTTAACGAGGAGGTTGTTGATAAGCAAACAGGCGAGAAAGTATTAGTTAATGATTTATCAGTTGGTAAATATGACGTAGTAACCGAAACAGGACCAGCGTTTGCAACTCAACGTCAAGAGTCAGCACAGCAAATACTTGAATTGATAGCAACGTCACCAATGTTTGAGAATTTAGCTATGGATTTAGTGGCAAAAGATTTACCTATCCTTGAAACTAAAGAGCTTACTAAGCGCGTTAGAAAGGTAATGATCCAACAAGGCACTGTTGAGCCTACCGAGCAAGAAATCGAAGATTTAGGTTTAAATCAACCTCAAGCGCCAGACCCTCAACAAGTAGCTATCACTACAAACATTGAAATGCAAACCGCCAAGCTTCAGTCTGAGATTGAAAACAAGGATGCTGACACACTAAGTAAACAGGTCAACACTCAACAAGCTACTATTGAGGCTTATGAGAAGCTTATCGACACGTTTAAAACTCAAATTGAATCAGGTATCCCACTATCTCAAGCAGACCATAATATCAGAGTTAAGCAGCAAGATATTATAATAGAAGGTCAGCAAGCTTTAGACGAGGGGCCCAACCGAGAGCAAGCAGCCGACCTAGTTAATCAGGCAGTAAGCCAAGAGCAAGCCGCTGAAGCTGATAATGCTAGAGTGCTAACAGTGCAACAACCTAGCGCAAGTATTGGACAAGATAACATCTAAATAACTAAGGCGATTGACAACCGCCTTTTATTTTACTATATTATTAAAACTAATTTTAATTAAGGGGTGTTATAGTGAGCACAGTAAGCGATAAAATGCTAATTTCCGAGCTTAAAACAAAGGTGAGTAGAGGGCTTGATGTAGGGCTGACTAATCACGACCTGTGCAGGCTTTTAGTGATAATAGATGCGAGTAATAATAAAGAAAGTATGACCCAATCAGAAAGGTTTGAATATATACGTAAATTAGAGGCTGAGAATCGGGAGCTAAAGCTAACGCGTGACCTAGCCAGAGCAAAGCAAGAGACCCGTCAGGACACTGTTAATACAGGAGTAAGCATTATAATTACACAAATGAGTATTGCTAATGCAATGCTTTGGTGGGGAAAGTCATGAGCAACACCGAAAAGAAATTAGACGCGCTTATTGATGCGCTAGGGTTTGATGTTGAAAAGACCGTTGACACAAGAGAAACGCCAATATCAAAACAGTCAGGACTTAATAGGATGGCTGTTGCCGTCCTTACTATGGGGTGTAATGATTTAGCAACCACTAACGGTAATGAATACAAAAGAGGTGACGATGATTGTTATTACCTTAAAGCTAGTCTTGATGTTGATTATAAGCTAACTAAGCCTGCGCAAGCAATGCAAGACCCTATATTATGGTCGCCTATTGATGGTGAGTTATTCTCTCTTGGTTGCCAAGTTGCCAATGATGACATTAGAGGTAAGTTAAAGTTACTAGGCTTTGAGCTAGATAGAAATCAAATGCACGATGTAATGGATACCATCATATTTCACATAGCGAGAAATTAAATGAAAACATATAAAAGCAGCGACTTAACTCACAAGCGCGCCGAGGTGTTAGAAGAGGCCGAGGCTAACGGTGTTATCATTCAGCAGTTAAAAACTAACGGAACTGTTGTTAAGGAGTTTTACTTGATGACTAAGGAAACCATAGAGGTCGTAATGAAAAGCGAACCTGTATTCCCTTTTGGTAAAGATAAGTATTATGAGCGATAAAAAATTTAGATTTATTATTATTCTTATAGGTGTATGCCTATCAATACAAGCAATACTATAAAGAGCTTAACGGCTCTTTTTTATTGCCAAAAATACCTTATTGGTCATTCTCACTAATATGTAGTAGAATTAACCACAAGCTAACCTCTTGCTTTAAAGAGGGCTAAAATCAACCGAAAGGTGTTCACGTGACCACAGAAAATACAGAAGCTGCACAGGCAGACCCGTTAGAAGTATTTGTTCAAGGACCTATTGATCAAGGTACAGAGCAAGCGCCAACGGAGAACCAATCCACGGAATCAGCCCCCGTAGTAGATGCGACCAAACCAGAAGCGACCGAAGCCGAAAAGCCGAAAGAAGATGGTTTTCAAAAGCGCATCGATAAAGTAACGGCAGATAAGTACACTGAAAAGCGCCGTGCTGATGATTTGCAAAAACGTGTTGACGCATTTGAAGCAAGCAAAGCAAAGGAAACTTTGCAGAAGCCGAAATTGGATGATCCTGCAATTGATTATGACGAAGAAGCTTTTGACAAGGCGAATCGTGATTATGAAATTAAGCAAGGTGTTCAAGATGCTTTAGCGCAACAATCAGCAGAAGCGAAAGCCGAACAGCAAAAAACAGCAGTTGAAAAAGTACAAGGTGATTATAACGATCGCGTTAGTGCTTTAGGTAAGGCGGATTTTACTGAAAAACAAAACGCTATACCTAATTTGCCTGCCGGTGTTGCTGATGCAATTATGCAATCTGAGTTAGGTGCTGAGATGGTTTATCATCTTGGCTCACCTGAAAACGCAGAACAGGCTAACGCTATGGCCAACATGACGCCAGCAATGGCAATGATGGAGCTAGGCAAGTTGTCAGTGCAATTATCTGCTAAACCCGAAATTAAACCAAGTGCAGCACCAGACCCAATAACGCCCCTTAGTTCAGGCGGATCAGCTTTAGAAGTAAATGAAGATGATATGTCAATGGATGAATGGATGGCAAAAAATGGGTAAGGTCTAAAAGGACTAAATCATGACTAACGCATTAATTACAACCAGTAAAATTACACGCCACGCAGTTAAAGAGTTTTTAAATTCTTTTCAGTTAGCGGCAAAAGTAGATCGCCAATTAGATACCGAATTCCGCAAGGTTGGTGATTCAATCACGGTTCGCCGTCCTGTTATGTTTGTATCACAAGATGGTGCTACATTAGGTACAGCGACAGATATCGAAGAGGTAGGTGCTAACGTTACTCTTGATAAGCGTAAGCATGTTCATTTCGCTGCCACATCTAAAGACTTAACATTAAGTATTGAAGATTTTAACGAGCGATATATTCAACCGGCAATGGCTGAATTGGCGCAGGATGTTGAGTCAGCGATTGCAGATACATACAAACAAATCGGTAATTTTGTCGGTACTCCTGGTACTGCACCATCAACTTTCTTAGAAGTTGGCGCAGCAGCTAAGGTATTAACTAAACTTGGCACTCCGATGAATGTTCGATGGAATGCTTTCTATGATGAAGATGCATCTCTTGCATTGGCTGACGGCCTTAAAGCTGTATTCCCTACAGAGATCGCACGCAAAGCAATCGAAGAAGCTGCCATCGGTCGTTACAGTAAGTTTATGTTATTTGAAAACCAATCACTTAAACTGCATACTGTTGGTGTCGCTACTGGTACGCCGTTAGTTAACGGTACATCGCAGGACACTACCTACGCAGCAAGCGGCGCGGCATGGTCGCAGTCTTTAATCACTGATGGTTGGACTAATGACACTGCGGGTATTTTGCTGGCTGGTGACGTTATCACGATTGCGGGTGTAAACTCTGTTAACCGCCGTACTCGTGTTGATACTGGTGATTTACAAACATTTGTTGTTACAGCAGACGCAGCAGCGGGCGCAACTACTGGTCCAGCTACGTTAACCATATCGCCACCGATGATCACTAGTGGACCATACCAGACAGTAACAGCAGCACCGGCAGAAGATGCAGCAATTACCGTTAAAACTGGTGCAAGCGGCACAAGTCATAAGCAAAATATTGCATTCCACCCGAATGCTATTACGCTTGCGATGGCTCCACTTGATATGCCGACTGAAGGGGCTTCATCTAGCCGTGAGAGTTTTGATAACATCACTATTCGTACCGTTACTCAATACGCAATCGGTACAGATACCACGACTTATCGTTTTGATATCTTGTTCGGTGTTAAAGCTCAAAACCCAGACTTTGCGGTAAGAACCACCTCTTAATCTAGCGGTTTGAATGAAAAGGCTAGGCTAATTACCTAGCCTTTTTTGTTTCTGTTCAATTAGTGATATACTTAGTTTATTAATCAAAAGGGCTAAATAATGGCTAAAATATTCAAGCGGTGGATTTACCACAAAACCAAAGAACCAAAAGTAATTAACTCTGATGAGTTTGAAATAATGAAAGCTTTGGGGTGGTCCGATACACCAGCTGATTTTATATTAATATCTGATTTTGGTATTGATGGCGATGATCCGTCACAAGTTCAAGTGCTAGGTGAGGCTATTCAAGGCGTTAAAGATGCAGCAAATGGCGCGTTAAACGTTGGCTCGATGAATAAAAAAGAGCTAGAAGATTATGCCTTCACTCATTTTAATGTCGAATTAGACAGGCGCAGAAGCATTAAAAAGCTACGTGCGGAAGTTAAAGAATTATTAGGTGATTAATTATGTCCACCATGCTTGTAATTGTAGAGGATGCTTTCGAGGAAATAGGCGTTAAAACTGCCGAAGTCCCTTTAACCGACGATGAATTACAATCAGGTATCCGCCGTTGTAATGACATGCTCACCGAGTGGGATGATATCGGCATAATCACTGGGTACACTGAAGTATTGAACGGCGATGATGTTGTTAACGTTGATCGTAACGCTATAGCAGCGGTTAAATATAACTTAGCCATTCGTCTTGCCCCGTCCTATCAAAAGGCTGTTGGTGCAGCGTTGGCTGCTTTAGCTAGCGGCACTGTTGAGGTATTAATGGCTTCAAGTACCGATTTAAGTAATATTGCTTACCCTGATACACTTCCCTTAGGTTCAGGCAATAGGTGTCCTGATAGCGACACCGATAGAAGATTCTTTCCTAATAATAAAACGGATAATTTCTAATGCCAAGAGTACCGTTACCAATACCATTAGGCTTTTATCAAAGCGAAAGTCAGCCGTTATCTTCTCAGCGCTGCATTAATTGGATTCCAACAGTGCCAGAAGGTGAGGCGCTAAATAATCGCGCATTAATTCAGCCAAGCGGAATAACTCAGTTTGTTGCTACTGGGTTAGGTGCTTGTCGTGGCGCTTGGGTAATGAAAAAAATACCATATTTTGTTATGGGCAATACTTTGGTATCAGTTTCAGAAAACGGAACAGTAACAAGTCACGGCACTATTACCGGTAGTGTTCGTGTATCAATGGCAGACAATGGCACATTCTTAGTGATAGTTGTTCCTGGTGGTGATGCTTATGGCTTTAGTAATGAGACTAATGTATTAACGCAAGTAACCGACCCTGACTTTCAATTATCCGACAGTGTTACTTTTTACCGCGGGTTTTTCGTATTTACCACTACGGATGGAAAGCAGTTATTCGTATCAAACTTAAATCAACCACTAACTTTTGATGCTTTAGATTTTGGCAGTGCAGAAGGGGATCCCGACAGGATAGTTACACAAATTGTTGACCATGATGAGTTGTCAATAATTGGCGCTAAAACTACTGAAGTATTTCGCAATATTGGCGGCGCTGACTTCCCGCTTCAAATTATACCAGGAGCATTCACCCAAAAAGGCGCTCACACTAAATATGGCGTAGTTAAATTTGATAACACTTATATGTTTATTGGTGGTGGAGAAAACGAGCTAACAGCGATTTGGCGTCAATCATCAAGCAGTTCAGCCGTTAAGGTTTCAACTGATGCTATCGATAATGCAATTCAAAAATTTACTGAGGATGAAATAGCAAGCGCCTTTACAATGACATTCTCTAAAAAAGGGCAGTTTTTCGCTATATTCAGCTTTAATTCAACGCGCATACCAGGGAAAACATTTGTTTATAATGGCACTGCCTCTGTTCTTGCTGGGCTGTCAGTTTGGTTTGAATTACAAACAGGTATGACCGATGCACCGTGGCGAGTTAATGCGATAGTTAAAGCTTATGGTAAGTTGCTTTGCGGTGATTCTATTGATGGGCGTATTGGTGAAATAGTTGATAATGTTTACACTGAATACGACAATGCAGTATTAAGACAAGCAGCGTTAAAGCCAATGTCTCAGGATGGCATGAAGATATTTGCAGGCGAGTTAGAAGCTGATTTTGAGGCGGGTGTTGGTTTAACTGTTGGGCAAGGCTCTAACCCTGTTGCTATGATGGAATTTTCAGACGATGGCGGTCATAATTTCAAAGGGCCATTTAAAAGATTTATCGGTAAAATTGGCGAGTTTGGTCATGAAACAGTATGGAATAGACAAGGGCGATCCCCTAACGCAAGAACTATTAGGTTTACTGTGACCGATCCAGTTAATGCTAACTTGATTAGAATTGCCGCAACACCTGAGCTTGGCGAACAATAATGGCAAATAATATAATTGTCCCGAGAAGGCGAGAAGATTTCTTTGATAAAAACGGAAACCCGACAACGAGATTTATAAATTGGATTGAGTTAGTTACAGGGCAAACAAATAGCTCATCTATTGTTATTGAAAATACTGAGCAAACACTGACAAGTACTGGCTCAAGAGTTAACAGGAATGCAGCGAGAATAAACTCGATAGAGCTAAAGGAATTCGAGATTGTAAATACAACGGAAAGCGTAACAACTGAAGAATTTCAGGTGATAATCTGTAAAAACACATCACCAATAACAGTAACTCTTGATCCTAACGCTATTAAAGATGATGAAGTACACATTAAAAGGCGCGGTGAATCAATTGAGGTTATAGGCTTAATTGATGGGCTTGCAAATAAAATAATCAACGTTTTAAATTACAGTATGCACTTAATATTTGACGGTACTGATTGGAGTGAAATATAAATGAGTAATAACGCTTTTCCTGATCCGATGAATGTAAATGTAGTATCACCTGATCCGTTACCGGTTACCGCTGTGACTAACTGGGAGTTAGAGGTCGCTGCTGGTAGAGTGCCAGGATTCTCCGCTATACATAAGTTTGGACGCAATCCTGATATTGACACGGTATCGGGATTTTCTGATTTATGGAATGATTTCCTAAGTGTGGGACACTATACTGGGTTTGATGCAACAGTAGCGGAGATTGTAGAGGTATTCTCTAGTAGCGCTGCTGACACGTTAGCAGGCACAGGGGCTAGGACGGTACAACTTATAGGGCAAGGGGCTGGAAATGTAGAGCAAACCGAAATAATAAACCTAAATGGCACAACCCCCGTAAATACCAACCTTTCTTATCTTCGTTTAGATAGAGCTATAGTGTTGACCGGCGGCTCTGGTGGTGAGAACGTCGGGACCATTTCAGGCAGACAGAGCGTAACCACAGCTAACGCTTTCTTTCATATTCCTATTGGTGCCAATAGGACCACTATTTGTTGCCTTACTATACCGGCAAATAAAGTCGGTTATGTAAGGAGTGCTTTTGCCACTTTAGCAAAAAAAGGTAATGCCGGTGTAGAGCCAAGAGCGCTGGTGAGGTTTCCTGGCGGGGTGTTTCAGGTGGTTGAATGGCTGGCTATATCTGGCTCTGGTAGTTCTTATATAGATAGGCAGTTTAATATACCTTTAATCCCTGTGCCTGCTGGTACTGATATTAAGTTACAAGCGGATACTGACACTAACAATATAGGTGTTGCTGGTGGTATAGAGTTAATACTTGAGGATATAACCTAATGGCTGATGTAGTAATTACAAGTAACGCGACTTATATTAAATCAGAGCCCGGGATAAGTGAAGAAGGTATAGTTTCGGCTTACCGCACACTTAGAAGTATGGAGTCTGTGATCTTGTTTGAAGGTCCTAGAGGTACATATGTAGAAGTTAGGTTTTCAGATGGTGCACACTGGACTTTAGATGTAAACAAAGTTAGAGGTGCTGATGTAACCTTAAATAGCGTAATACCTGCAACTAACGAGGGCTTAGTGACATCTTTAGCGGCCTTACTGGTAGGGGTGTAACATGGCAAGCGCACCACTAACACCGATTGTAAGCGGATTTGATCTTACAACCGCATGGCAGGTTCTTTATCAAGCCCCTAGTGATTCGTTACGGGTCGGTATAGATGCTGCTGTATTTAATAATTACTCAGCAGGTAAGGTTGATTATAGCGTAAGATTGACTCAAGATGCATCAGGTGGTCAATTAGACGAAATCATAAGTAATATAACCATACGAGGTGGTCAAAACAACCTTGCTCCGGCAATGATTGGGCAAGCAGTGCTCACAGGTGGTACAATAGAGGCTAAAGCATCCGCTAATAGCTCGATAAGCGTCACATTAACCGCAACAATAGTGGAGTCATAATGATTAGATTAGCATCGCAAGATGAAGCTATTGAAATACTGAACGAAAAACAGAACGCTGACAGAATAGGTATGGCTACAGAAAGATTAATTTACCAGCCTTGGATTGTGCAAATAGATAAATTTAAGATGATGTTTGTTTTTTGGATGGTAGACAGGGATACTTGCGAGGTTCATATCGCTTGCAAAAAAGATAGTATTTTAAAATGTAGAGAGATGGCAAAAGACATCTTAAACTTTTTATTTAATTACGGGGTAAAGCGTGTGATCACTGACTGCCCTAAAGGGAAAGCAAGCAATTTTGTTATTAAGTTAGGAATGTCGCCTTACAAAACCGACGGAGAAATTACATACTTTGAGGTTTTATCATGGCTATAGAGAAACTAGTAACATTTATTCGTATTCCAAAGAATGCCAGCACATCTATTTACGCATTTTTTGGGGATTCAAACACAGTAAGGAACGAATATCTTAGCGGAGACAATCCTAGGCATCTAAATATATTTGAATCTTCACATCAAAGCATATCGGAACTAGAGGTTAATTTAGGGCATGGCATCCTTAAAAAACCTGTTTTAGCGGTTGTTAGAAACCCATACGACAGACTTGTTTCTATGTATTTTTTTGCTAAGAAGTACGATCTTGGTAAAATATACGATATAGATACTAGCGAATTCTTAAATTTTGCCAGAGGGTTTTACGATTTAAGCAAAGATAATAATTTTTTCCACGCAATGACACAGGTTGAATTTATAGAACATGCTGAAAAAGATAACTTCACAGTAATTAAGTTTGAGAATTTAAAAGAGGGCGTTAACGACTTTATAAACAAAAACGAACTAAGCGGTATGTTTGATGCCGATAATCTTGAATCGCTAAACGGAACTAACCACAAACATTATAGTGAATATTATAATGATGAAACTATCGAAATAGTTAAGGATATGTGGGGGTGTGACTTAGAGCGTTTTTCATATTCATTAGAAAACCAGAGTAATACAGGTGATTTATGGGTGTAGCAGCAGCGATAATAGGCGGCGCAGTGATAGCTGGCGGAGTAGCAGCTAGCTCAGCAAGTAAGGCGAGAAAAGCACAAACACGAGCTACAAATGCCAGTATTGCAGAGCAACAACGGCAATTTGACGCGACTCAGTCGAGTTTAGATCCATCTATAGAGGCTGGTAATTTAGCAAGAGAGCAACAGCAAGCTTTGCTAGGTCTTTCAGGTGAGGACGCTCAGGCGGCAGCGTTTGCAGCAATGCAGCAATCCCCTGGGCAGCAATTCCTAAGAGATAGGGCACAAAAAAACCTATTACGCAACTCTTCAGCTATTGGCGGTTTAGGTGGTGGCAATGTTAGGTCTGCTTTAGTTCAGCAAGGTGTAGGTTTTGCTCAGCAAGACTTACAAAATCAGTTTGGTCGATTAGGTCAACTGGCAGGACAAGGGCAAAGCGCTGCGACCTCTATTGGTCAATTTGGGCAGCAAACATCAGGCAATATTGGAAACGCATTAATAGCTGGCGGCAATGCTCGTGCAACTGGTATTCTAAATCAAAACGCAGCATTACAGCAAGGTATTGCAGGGGTAACAACAGGGCTATTTCAAAGCGGCTTATTTAATTCAACACAACCTCCGGCTGGTCAATTCAATCAAGTAGGCGGCCAAAGCCCTGTCAATGTTCCACAATTCAACCCACTTAACCCATAAATAGCAGGAGAAGCGTAATGGCACAATTTCAAGTAGCAGATGTACCAGGAGCAGCTGCTCGTGGGCAGCAATTCAAGCATCAAGCCGAAATCAGACCTTTAGAGATTGCGGCAGCGCAACAAGCTTTAATTGGTCAGCAAAATCAACAGCAGCAACAAGGTCAGTTTTCAGCACTTAGAAACCAAGGTTTACAGCAGCAAATTGATCAACGCACTGACCAGCAGAAAAATCAGTCATTATTTAATGCTGCCTTGCGAGTTTCTACCGCGAGTGACGATCAAATAATTCCTATTTTAGAGGCTCAGATTGCAATGGTTAATCGTTTAGGTGGTGATCCAGAACAAGCGATGAACGCATTGCAACTGGCTCGACAAGGTGATTTTGACACGATAAGAAGCCGCGCTAATAACCTTATTGAAATAGGTGTTCGTCAAGGTGATATTAAGGCGCCAGCTGGGCAGCAACAACAATCAGCAGAAGGTATAACTTTTGAGAGCTTAATTGCTAACTTTTCACCCGCCGACAAAACCAAGGCCCGAAGAGTTAAAGCCGGTTTAGATCCTAGAATGATAGGATCAGCTACTCAAACTATTGCCGATTTAGGGACTTCTGCAACAATAGCTGATGTTGAAAAGGTTATTTCTTCAGCAAAAGAAGCCGGTAAACTGACAGCGCAACAAAAATTAAAACCTGCTGTTGAAGCCGCTGTTATTGCTGCCGTTGGACAAGCTAAAGCAGAAGTTGCTAAATTAGGCGAAGAACGTTCAAGCATTAAAACACTTGCCATATACAATAATTCAATGAGTAATTTAACCAAGGCATTAGATAATACTATAACCGGTCCGTTTATTGGTTTGACTCCTGCATTAACTGCTAACGCTCAAATAGCAGATGGCGCTATTGCAATGATGCTGCCATTGATGAAAGATGTTTTCCGTGGCGCTGGTGAGGGTACATTTACAGAAGGGGATCAAAAAATATTAACTGATATGATTCCAACTCGAAGCGATTCAGCCGAAGCACGAAGAACTAAAATCATGTTTATTGATGAACTAATCAGGGCTAGATTAACAACCGCACCGGTAGCAGAAGCACAGCAATCAGGATTAAGCGAAGCTGAACAATCAGAGCTTCAACAATTACGCGCAGAATTTGGGGGCCAATAAGATGGCTGATGAAAGGCAAGAGCTAGACCGTTTAAGAAAATTAAAGCGGTTACGTGAACTTGAAGCTAAGCAAGGTGGTCAAAATGCAATATCTAGCACTCCTGTGGTTACTCCTAGTGTTGGTGGGCTGGATAGTCAACCAATCCAACAAAGAGCGCAACCGGTAGAAGAAAAGGGATTCTTAGGTAGTGTTAGCGAGTTTTTCACAGGCTCGGAACGTGAAACCGCAGCAACTAAAGAATTACCTGAAATTGGACAAGGTGGTTTATTGTTTGGCGAAGATAAAGCCACGGCAGCAGCAATAACACCGGCATTATTAACCGCTACAAATCCCGAAGAAATGGCGCAAATACTCCAAAGTGGATTTGAAAGTATTGGCATTCAATCAGACGAAAAAGGAAACTTGATCGCGGCCAATAACAAAACCGGCGCAAAGGTTATTCTAAATAAACCTGGCGTTAGTCAAATTGATATCTTGCAAGGCTTAGGTATTGCCGCTGCCTTTACTCCTGCTGGTCGCGTTGCTGGTGCTTTAAAAGTTGCTGGTGCTGCTGGCGCTACAAGCGCAGGAATTGAAGCGTTACAGGCTTTGTCTGGTGGTGAATTTGATGTTTCACAAGTTGCTATAGATACCGTTACCGCTGGCGTTTTAGATAAAGCATTTGAAGTGGCAAAAGCAACAGGTCGTTCTATTAAAGATGTGTTGCGTAATGATGCGAAAATTGATCCTAATCAGCTATTAAAGAGCTTTGAGCCGCAAGGGTTTACTAGTAAGTCACTAGGTCGTGAGAGGCAGGTTTTTGGCAGAAAGGATAGTACACAAGAAACCATTAGAAAGGCAACTCAGGCAGACTTAACACCTGAAGCTTTACAAAAAATTAGGCGCGCAGAGAGTCAAGGCGTTCAATTAACAAGAGCACAAGCAACTGGTGATTTTGGTGCAAGTGATGCAGAGCAAACATTGTTAAAATCTATTTCACCTGAAGGTGTTCAATCGCGTCAATTTGCCGACCAGCAACAAGAGCAATTAAAAGGCGCAGCAAAGGCGTTTACTGATAAGTTTGGCGGATCCGCTCGATTAACTGAAGCAACGGGAGAATTGGCAGATATAACGGCGAGAGATAAAGGCTCTGTAATTCAAGCGGAATTATTGGATATTAAAGAGCTTGGCAGAAAAGAAGTTTCAGAGTTGTATAAATTAGCTGGCGAATCTGCCGGTGATGCTGTGCCACTGGATAAAGGCTCTATTGTTGATGTTGCTGATGAGATTATCGTTAACCGACCTATAACGCCAGAAGTTGAGAAATCAATAAACACAGCTTTAGCTAAATTTGGCTTGGTTGGTGACAGTGTTGAGCAATCTTCAAGAAACAAGTTCAAGGTAACTGATGGCACTGATGTGATAACCATTACCGGCGATGTCACCCCTTTAACCTTAAATAATGCTGAAGAGTTTAGGCAGGCATTAAACAAGGCCGTTGGAGCTGACCAGACCGGCTCAGCTAAAATTGTTGTTAATGCGCTTGACGAGCAGGTTAACTCGATAATTAAAGAAGGGGCTGAGTCAGGTCGCACAACTGTATTTAAACAGGCTAGAGAGGCTTTTGCTTCAGAGAAAGGTAAGTTCTCAGCCAAAGATGTAATTGAAGATTTAACTAGCTTTAAGCGCGGCACGTCAACGCCTAAAATTGACCCTGAAACTGTTATTAATAAAATTGCCAAAGGTGATAAAGCGGTAACTAATATTCGCAAGATTAAAAAAATACTTCTTGAAAATCCGACCGACTCAAGTAAAAGAGCATGGCGATCAATTCAAGCTGAAACTGTTGGTGACATCTTAAGTCAGGCAATAAATAAAGATACGCTAGAAATATCAGGCGCGCGACTTAATTCAGCAATGAAAAAATACAGACCTGAAGCATTACGGGAATTGCTAGGCAAAAAACAATTTGCCGAGTTAAAACGATTACAACAAACGATTGGTGATGCGACAATTGCGCCACCAGGAACAACCAACCCGAGCGGAACTTTTACCAAGTTGTTAAATATAACTGAAAGGCTAGGTAATTTTGCTGGTGCTGGTCAATTTAACTTTGGTTCGCTTGCTGTTGCCGGCGCTAAAAAAGGCAAAGAATTAGCAACAAGAAAGAAAACGCTTGATGGTATTGTTAATACAAAAATTGAAACGCTAAAAGCTAACAACCCTAAAATGAGTAGAAGCTCATTAGAGAAAGCAGCAAAAGCATTGGCCTTTTTAGAAATTAGAGAATTAGACAAGGAAAACAAATAATGACTTCAAGATTTATATTGCCATTCGCTGACGTTGGTAGCGGAATAAAACTAAGTTCAGGTGCAAAACTTTTCTTTTTTCAAACTGACGGTGTAACGCCTAAAGATACATTTAGCGATCAACTATCAACGCCAACACCTAACACTAACCCTGTGATTGCAAATGCTGTCGGCGTTTTTGGTGATATTTACATTGACGGAGATTACAAGGTTGATTTGAAAGATGAAAACGGCAGTCAAATATTCGCAGGGGCTGAAGTTAGCGAATTTGCAACCGGTAATTTTGATACTAATTTAATCAATGACCTATCACAAGCGTATGAGTTTGATACTCAGCAATTAATGATTGATAGTTTAATAGCGTTCCCTGTTGGCAAGAAGATAGTAACGACACAGCATACATCAGGATCAGGGGTTGGTGGGGCTACTTACATAAAAAGAACAGGAGCAACAGCGTTGCCTTTTGGCTCTCCTGATTTAGATAGTGGAGGGCATGCAGAAATTCAAGACGGTGATACTTTTGATTTATGTTCTTATGGTGTCCTTGGTATTAGTGGAACGACTGACACAAACGGATTTTTAGAGGTAATAACAAAACTTGCTGCGAAGGGTGGTGGCTCGTTAATCCAAAACTCTGACTTATTAATCGAGGCAATAGACGGTCAAGTAATGGCGGCTCTTGATGGTTTAGAGTCATTTAGTCATGTTACTAACGGACACAAAGTAAAGGACATTAAAACAGATTGGCTTAACGGCGAAGGATTTACGCTATACAACTTAAAAAATATCGGTACTACATATATTGATATGGTTGCCGAATCACAACCGTCTATAGTAAAAACTGAGCCAATAGACGCCGACAAAGTACCTAAACTTGGTATGGTTACATTTACCATTGAAGGTGGCTGTAAGTCAGGAACTATTAATTTAAAGCAAGTTGGTGGCCAAAGGGCTGTTGGTTTTGATGTTCCAAATATAAGCCCTATACCTAAAGATGAGTTCAGTGGTAATTTTACAGTTAACCTTGATACATTTACCGTTCATTACGCTTTTAGAGCTACAGGTAACGGTAAGAATATCACGGTAAACCTAAACTGTGAGGAAACGGGGCGCCCTTGGTATATTTATGGCGGCGCTACTAACATCACAGTAAATGCCACAACCAAGAATAGTTTTAAAACAGGGTTGGTTGCTGCATTCCTTGGGCAAGGCGCAACAAACATAACAATCAACGCAGAAGATAAGAACACAGATGAATTTATCAATTCAACAAATTACGCAGCATTAAGGTTCGGAGATATTACTCCGGCAACATTCAGAAATATTGAATTCAACTTTGATATTGAGACTAAGGCTGGCGCTGGTTGGACTTGGGGTTTTGAGTTAGGTAAATTCGCAAGCGCTGTCGCCGACCCTACAGGTAGAGGTCATAACGTAGCAGGGTTAAAAATTCACGGTTCAATTAAAGGCTCTGCAACTGGCACTTTACCAATCAAAACAACAGGTGTATTCGTTGAAGGATCAGAGATAATTACCGGCGTTGACATAAGCGATCTAATTTGTAACGGCGGCACAAGTAACTTAAACTTATTCGCCCTTGTTGGTGGTGCAAATATTCGCAATGTTTTAGCGGCAGACGGTGCCGATGCTTTTAATGTACCAACAAACGCGAACAGTAGGATTACATTTACAGGATGTAAGACTTTACTGTTAAATAAAACTGGTGTTAACACATACAATCAAACTTATATTGATTGTGAGATAACAGCGGCAATACTAGCCGACATAGAAGCAAATAAAACCTTTATAAATACTGAAGTATCAGGGGCTATGGTCGACTCTTATCAGTTGTCATTCGGAGGTCAGCGAGAAATTGTTAAACAGATTAGTGGTGATTTATCCACCCCTATAAATCTAGCTCAAGTCAAGAAAAATCAAATATTGATAGAGATTGAGTATTATCTCGTTCAAGACAGACTGGCTGGCACAAGGGTTGAAGCTTATGGCGTTATATCGCTAACGGCTACTGTTGCATCCGATGGCTCATGGGGTTTATATCAATCCCAAGTGCAATACATACCAGAACAGCTCTCTACCGCACCAACACCAGCATTAACGATAGGGCTGACAACTGGCGATGCCACTGACGGAGGCTTTATTAATATAAGCTCAGCGGCATATAATAATGCCAATGGCAGGGCCGTATTTAGGGTTAAAATCAAATCGCTTGATGGAGCTCTAACAGTTAAAGAAGTGTAGCGCTTACTTATGTAAGTGCTATTGATTCTTTAATGCTAAAATCAATGTATTCATCGCCTTTTTTAACTAATTCTTTAATTAAAATTAGGCGGTAAATATTACGATCGTTAAAACCGTATTTCTTTTGTAAGCAATCAACGAAGCATTTAACAGGATTATCAACGTCACTTGCTACATTACTAAACCCGAAGCTTATAGTTAACGACATAGGTACGTCATTAACCTTTAACTTAGGCAGCAACAATAAAACATCGCGCTCATACTGCTTATATTTCTTTGTTTTAAATCGCTTACCTTGCCATGCCTCATTGACTGATAACGGCTTAATATTTATTTTCATGCAATCACCAGTAAGCCTTTATTAATTAATTTACTTTGAGTTTCCTCAAGTGCCCGAAGTTTTTCACGGTTTAAATCACCAGCGGTAAATATTGTACTAACCTTGCCGTCAATAATATCATGGCAATTTGAGCACCCATAAACAGCGAAATGATCGCCGCACTTTATAGCCATACCTCTATCTCTTCCTATATGACAAAGCACAACCGTTTCCCCGTCTTGGCAGTTATCACTCAAGCGAAGCGAGCAATCTTCACCTCTTGCTGATTTAGTTATCTTTGTTTGCTTAGCCATATGTTACCCCTATATAAATATATGTGTTCAACATCAACACGGCAGCAATAACCCCAGCAAATAACACTGCGTAATAAGGTGCCATGGTTTCTGTGATAATCATGATTCATTCTCCTTTACGATTACAATAGTCGGATTATCTAACAACTCTTTTAGTCTACATCTGAGCGCTGCTAATCTAACCTCTTTGCGTGCATCTTCTTTTTCTAGCTTATCAATTTTTATTATTGCCCAATCGAGAGGGCTTAATTCAGACATAATTTATTTCCTATAATCCAAATTTAAACCAAGTAACCCGAAATGATTCTGTAAATCATCACGAAGCCTCTTGTGCATCGGTGTGTCGAATAACCTTGTTACCGGGAACTTAATCATTACAATCATTTGATCTTCATAGCTCAATTGAAAATAACCCTTAGATTCCAGCGTGCACCCCATAATGTCGCCCATATACTCATCAGCAAGCAATATAGGCAGTCCAAAGTTGCGCTTTATGTAACACGTTGCCTCCGGGATAGTTAGCGCTAATTCGTCTGATATAGCAGGTATCCACGCTTGATATGCCCGGTTAGCTGGTATGCTGCGTTTATCGCTTTTCTTGACAACTGTTAAGTCATAATCCTGACCCGGGTTAGTAGTAAGAATTTCGTCAATCTTCTTAATAGCCAATGCCCGGGTAGTTAGCTTAAGTGTGAAATGCTTAATCACTTGATAAGCTCAGGCGTAGCATAAACATCTTCAATAACTTCACCCTCATAACCAATGGTTAACGGCTCATCATGCAAATGCAATATCTCAACCTGACCCATCACATCAATTTTAATTAACTCACAATCAAGCTCAACGTGAACAACCGGAAACCCTTTACAGTAAATTTC